GATTTGATTATGGACTGCTATCTAGTGCTCAATTTACCCAATATTTGGAGTCCAATCATGCCGCCTATTCAAACACCTGATAGTATTGAAAACAATAGCGGTCAATGGGTTCCTTATGAATTCAAATGGATTGATTACATTGGTGTATTGATGATTTCCAAAGTAACCATTACTTGCGGGAATCAAACATTGCAAGAATTTTCAGGAAATTATATATTGTCTTCCTTTCAACGTGATGTAGGAACGGCAAAAGGCGATCTTTTTGGTACAATGATTGGCAATGTTCCTGAAGTAACGGATCCTGGTAATTCAGGTGCCAATGTCAATTCGTATCCCAATGCGTATTATACAAATAATCCTGCAGGTGCAGAACCCTCTATTCGTGCCAGAACTATTTATATTCCGATAAACGCATGGTTCAATTTGAAAAGTCAAAATGCTTTTCCATTGGTTGCCTTGCAATACAATGAATTGCATATCAATATAACTATGCGTCCCCTACAAGAATTGTTTGTCATTCGCGATGTCTTTGATAGTGTCAATAATTTTCCCTATGTGGCTCCCAATTTCAATTTATGGTATATGCAAATGTATCGTTTTTTGCAAACACCACCCGATATTGAGTTAGGAGTCAATTCGTATACAGATACACGTTCTCTCTGGAATGCAGATATTCATTTGAATTGCACCTATTGTTTTCTCTCAAATGATGAAAGAAGAGCTTTTGCCATGAGTGAACAGAAATATTTAATCAGGCAAGTGAGAGAAATGATTTATTACAATGTCACGGGTCCTAACAAAGTAGAAGTGAATTCACTTGGATTAACCTTGGGATACATGTTTTATTTTCAGCGAAGTGATGCCAATTTGAGAAATCAATGGACGAATTATACAAACTGGCCATATGATTATCTTCCCCAATCTGTAAGTCAAGCACCGACCGCAGGTGATTATCCAATAGTATATACCAATCCTGTAACAGGTTTGCAAACTGATTTGACCATTGGTCCAGGAGTGAATCCCAATCAATTGTTGACGGGTTGGGTCATTACGGGAGATTACAACTTTCAAAATATAAAAGAAATCATGACCACTTTTGCTATTGTGATTGATGGCGAATATCGTGAAAATTTATTGGATCCAGGTGTCTATGATTACATTCAAAAATACAACAAAACATCAGGCAATCTTCCCGAATATTATTATTGTTATAATTTTTGTTTGAGCACGGATTGGATTGGCGGATCACAGCCTTGCGGTGCCATCAATATGTCTAGATTCAACAAAATTGAGTTTGAATTTAGCACGATTATTCCATCTCTCGACCCCCTTGCGCAACAAATTTCCATTTGTGACCCTATATCAGGTGAAATAATTGGAATAAATAAATCTTCTTGGAGAATTTATGAATACAATTACAATTTAATTGTTTTTGAAGAGAGAATCAATCAAGTGTTGATTTCCGGAGGAAATGCTGGCCTCTTATATGCTCTCTAATTTGGAGGTTTTTTATGAATTTCTAGTTTTTTACCTTTATTATTATATATCCAAATTTCACAACTATATCCAGCATCCAAAACGGCTTGTTGTTTTACAAAAACATTATCTTCTTTCTTTTTATACGTCCAAGTAGATTTAACCTCAATACAACGATTTTGATGTGGAATAAATATATCCACAAAATATCTATGTTTTTTATTTTTTTCATCAACATACCATATTTCAGGAACTTTGGAACGAGTTATAACAATATCTTCTTCCTTTATTTTTTCATTACATAATAAATCATCTAATGCATAATGTTCATAACCTTGAATTTTATCAATTTTACCTGATGGAAATACATAGTCTTTTACGTTGTAAGCAGTTTTTGAACATTTATCAGCTATATCACTATTTTGCATTACATTTTCTACGCCATATTTTTTAATCACTGATTCTTTTATTTTATTTTGAATTTCTTCAACTTGAAATGTATATTCAAAACCATATTTATTTATCATAGATTCTTTTAATTTATCTTTTATTTCATCACATTTCATTGCATGATCAAAACCATATTTATCTAAACAAGTATTTTTACTTTTTTCTTTGATTTCACTACTCTCAAAAGTACATTCAACACCATATTTTTCCAAATTAGATTGTTTAATTTTTTCTTTTACATTTTCATTTTGACATGCAAACTCTCTTCCATATTTATTCATATTTGTTTTTTTCATTCTTTCTTTGATTTCACTATTCTGGGAAGGATTTTCAACTCCATATATAATTAAATTAGAATGTTTAATTTTTTCTTTTACATTTTCATTTTGAAATGCAAACTCTGTTCCATATTTTTTTAAACAAGTATTTTTACTTTTTTCTTTAATTTCTTTATTCTGTAAAGGATTTTCTACACCATATTTATCTAAACATGTTTTTTTACTTTTTTCTTTAATTTCACTATTCCCAAAAGGACTTTCAAAGCCATATTTTTCCAAATTGGTTTTTTTTCTTTTCTCTTTTCCTAATTTATCTGCACATTCTTTGCATAAAGAATTTAGTTTATGAAATCTTGAAAAAATTTTACTAAAATATTTATTACATTCTGTAAATTTTTCACATTGACCTTCAATAATAGTTGCATTGTTTATATGAATACCTAAATAATCTTTTGTTAAAACAATATTTCTTTCCTCACATAGTTTTATTAAAAAATCATAATCATATATTTTTTCAATCATATATAATTATACTAAAGATTTATGTTTATATAGTTTTACGCATAAATTATATATTATCTTTTTCCTTTTTGAGTTTTTCTTTTTTATTCAAATATGCTGTTCTAGCATATTCTTTCTTCTTTTCAGCGGATAAATTTGAGTAATAATTTGTTTTTTCTTTATATTCTTTGGTTTTTTGCTTTATTTCTTCTTTATGATTTTCGTAAAAAACTTTATTTCTTTCAGGCGATGTATATTTTTTCAATTTTTCTCTCAAGAATGCATTTTCCTCTTCTAATTTTGTAATATATTGTGCTGTTTCTGGAGTTATTTCCATGTTCCCTATTATTACTATAATAATTTGTTTTTATATTTATTTCAAAATCATTTTTTCCTCTTCAAGATGTTTTTTCACCTTTTCAATTTTTTCTTCCAATTCTTCAACTTCGTATTCAGCAAAATGCACACTAGAATAATCAGGTTGTGCATGACTATTTTTTGCAGCTTCATTCCAATCATCCTTTGTTTTTTGTAAATATTTTTTTGCTTCTTCTAATTCCTCTTCTAGTCTATAAAATTTGTCTGTATTGGATTCTTCGTCTCCTTCACCACCTACATATTTTTTGGAAAGATACTTTTTCGTTTTCTTGACATGTCTTGTTTTTTTATCATGCTTTTTATCATGCTTTTTATCATGCTTTTTATCATGCTTTTTACCATGCTTTTTCGTTTTCCTCACCTTTTTCTTTAGATTCAACTTTTTCAGTGTCTTCATCCTATATAATAAATAAATATTATTTTTTATTTTTTATCATAAACTTTTATTATACCAAATACGCATTGGCAGCCAAGGGTCCATCATCGACAAATTCTCCAGACAAAGTAGGTCTTGCAGGATAAGAAAGTTGATATCCGCTGATACCACCAGGGGGTAAAGAATAACCAATTTTCCCCACTACACCACCCGTATTGAGAGAAGGATTGTAACGTTTTTGAAACAACGCATTTCCCACATCAAATGAGTTTCGCCATGTATTGTATCCTTTGACGTAGGGGCTTGGTTCAATAAGTAATTCATTGTATAAAGATGCTTGGGTTCCCATATCAGTAGTCAAAGTAGAATAAGTGGGTGTTTGTTCTGTTGTCAATTTTCCCGCATCATTTTGACCACGAATATCTTGATAATAGGAAGCACTAGGAGGTTTAATAAAGGGTCGACAACCATAACAATCGACATCACTGGTACATTGTTCACCTGTTAAAGAGCAAATATTCAAGGGATTGCATTTGTTGGAGCATTCATAACTAGTATTAATAGGTAAATTTACGTTATGATTGGTGCTAGGATCTCCCAAATCAACGAGTCCTTCTTTGATCCATGCAGATGCAAATCCTTGAGTAAGAAAAAACGAAGAAAAAACAACTAAAATAAGAATAATGAAAATAAGGAAAAGAGAATGGACTTTAACCATATGTATATATTCTTCACAAAATAATATTTACATGTATATAATATGTCGGACTCAATTTCCAATTTTTTATCCAATATGACCGCATCTACTGCAAAGGCGATTACACCAGAAGCTGCACCGACACTTTCTGCAGCTACTACTGCTGATTCTACTACTGATCCAAACGAAGCAACTCCTGCAGCAACTCCTCCACAAACTCCTGCACCTGCAGCAATACCCGCACAAACTCCTCCACAAGCAATTGATCCAAATACATCTACCCCAGCAATAGATAACAATATAAACAATGCAGCTAATTTTGTAATCGGAATGTCCAAGAATATTATTACATTGGGGATTCTTGTTTTGGTTGGAGCATGTGTTTTGTATAGCTGTCGCGTAGCTCAATCCAATATTTTACCTACGGATATAAATTGTTTTCCTTTTACGGATACTCTGGGAGATAAACCAGCGGAAATAGGTATTGATATCAATATTATGTATGATTCATCAAGTCAACAAAAAGTGTCTGAAAAAATAAAATTTCCTTTCGACGAAAATATATTATTAGTAAAAGGAAACCCGGGCAATTATATAATAAAATATTTAAAATGGATATCTAAACCTGGAACATTTTCCTTTTCAGAATATATTTTGAAAACATGCAAAGATTCAATTGTCAATAGTATTTTTTTGTTTGATGGGTTTTATACTTTATTGAATTCGATATTACCTGAAAGTTTTATTTTTGTTTTTGGACTCTTTTTGGTGATGTTTGTAGCCATGTTTATTTTTATAATCAATATATTCTATTGTTTTTATTTATGGATAGTCAATTATTTTACTATTTTATTTAAAGGAGGTTTATTTGAAAATGCAGGATCCAAATTAATGATGTTTATCATATTTTTATTTGTCTTTCCTTTTATTCTGGTATTAACACCCATATTATCTTTATGGAATGTAATCATCTCTTTTTTTTTTCCTCTCACTATGAAGGCAAAAAAAGGCGAGGAAAAATATTCTTTTTTTAATATGCTTCATGATACTCTTTATTACAAGAAAAACATTATTTTGTCTTTATTCTCCTTGATGTTTTTGAGTATTACTAATTCTATTTATGGTGCAGTAGCCGTCAGCATTGGTATTCTTGTTTGTCTTTTTTTGTATTTTTTCACTCCCATTTTTCAAAATGTTACACCTGGTGCAGGATTTACTCCAATGGGCACATCTTTTGAAAAAGCAGCAAAAGAAGCTTGTCCAATACCTAAAGAAAAACATTCAATAATGGGCGGTAAAAAAAAGAAAAGCAATAAATAAATTTAGCATATAAAAAATAAATTGTTTGTATTATATTGCAAGTATGTCAAAAAACAAACATGTCAAAACCAATACGAAACCTAAACATCTTGGCTCAGAAGTGACACATCTTGGCTCAGAAGTGACACATGCGGAACAAACATCTTCTATTCAAGAGATGAATCTTCCTTTTGTAAGTGTATGTACTCCGACATATAATCGTCGTCCATTTATTCCCATGATGATTCAATGCTTTCAACATCAAACCTATCCAAAAGACAAAATAGAATGGATTATTATTGATGATGGAACAGACAAAATAAGAGATTTAGTAAAACATATTCCCCAGGTCAAATATGTTGAATACAAAGAGAAAATGTATTTAGGGAAAAAACGAAACATCATGCATGACAAATGCAAAGGAGAGATTATTATTTATATGGATGACGACGATTATTATCCTCCAGAACGTATATCTCATGCAGTAGAAACATTGATGAAAAATCCTCAGGCTATGTGTGCTGGATCATCTGAAATGTATATTTATTTCAAGGATCTTTATAAAATGTATCAATTTGGACCTTATGGACCCAATCATTCTACAGCAGCTACCTTTGCCTTTCGCAAAGAATTGTTATCACAAACACGATATGAAGACAATGCAGCATTGGCAGAAGAAACTTATTTTCTGAAAAAATATACGATTCCTTTTGTCCAATTGGATCCAATGAAAACCATTTTGGTATTTTCTCATATCCATAATTCATTTGACAAAAAAGAATTGTTGGTGAACCCTGCAGCATCCAAGGTAACTTTGTCGGAAAAATCAGTTGATGATTTTGTCAAGGATCCATTTTGTAAGCATTTTTTTTTGAATGAAATTGATGAGTTGTTGTCAAAATACAATCCAGGAAAAATAGAAAACAAACCAGAAGTTATACAGCAAATGGGTGAAATCAAAGAAAAGAGAGAAAAAATGATGAAAGATGTTCAACTATTACAGCAATTGCAAAAGCAATACAAGGATTTAGTGGCGCTTCCACAAGACAATCAACAAAAAATAGCGGAATATGAAAAGAAATTGATGGATCAAAGTATCTTTATTCAAGACATTTTGAAAGAAAATGGGAAACTTCGAGAGAAAGTAGATTATTATGAGAAAAAAGTGAAAAAATTAATTGATACGAGAATCAGAGAAATAAAAGAAAACAAAGATGGTTTGTTTCGGCCATAAACGCATCGACCATAAACGCATCGACCATAAACGCATATTACAAAATATATTGTAAAAACAATTTAAAAAGAAAATATAATAATTATTCATATATTGAGATAATTCAATAAAAAGCGTTGTTGTTATGATATATGAAGAAGATCGTTTTAATCCAATCAACTATGATGATTACGATATTGATACTATGAGAAGGAATCATTTGGACGAATTAAATAAGCACAACAAGGGATATTTTCAAATGTCTCTTTTTGATGAAAACAATGGAAAAAAGATAAAAGTAGGTTTATTTGCATCAGGTTCGGATGGAACGATTATACGTCATGCAGTATCTGGATCAAAAATGAATCCGTATTTAGTAGGATCAAAATACGAAGATTTGTTTTTCAAAGTTGCTATATGTAGTGGAGAGTTTGGAAACAAGGAGCCATTTACATTGTTTTTTGAATCACCGGAAGAATATGAAAAACATATGCGGGTTGAATTGAGTGACGATGCAAAACAAAGGTGGTTGGAGAAAAAATCATTTGTGAAATAAATCTCATAAATTTTGAAAAAATGAATATAAAAAGGATATAGTATATAGTATATAGTATATAGTATATGAATGGTTTTCGTATAATATATAATTTATTGTTGTTTGTTGTAAAAAACAAGATGCAAACACAAATGCAAACACAAATGCAAGAACATCAGGAAAACATGGAAGGATATGATAATCGATTTATTGAAACCAAAAATAATAAAGTGTCTTTGTCAAAAATCATTTCCAACAACAAAAAATTCGATTTGCTTACTCTTCTGCAAAATCAACACATACATTATCTTGAAAAAATGCAAAAATTAGAAATGCTTCGAGAGAAAAGTTACAATATGGATTTGTCTGCAGGTGGTTTATTCGATGATTGGAATCTTCAACATTTATGACACTGAACCCATGGTAGTAACATTTATCCATATCTAATCATCCTCTTCATTTTCGCATATATTTTCGTCATCTTCAACCACATCTGAATCAATAATATTTGTATATTTATTTAAATATCTATATATACGATTAATATCCAATTTGGAAATTTCATAATTCTCTCCAAACATGTTCATTATATCATTTTCATAAAATCTGTTTTTGATATGCAGAAAAAAAGAAAACAAATCCTTTTTGTCCATGGACAATTGCTGACACAAATTTTGAATAAACAAATTGTTATTGTATTCAGTAGAATATTTGGTCAAAATTTTCGTGAAACGAACTTCAGTAGGATTGTATTTCGGCTTTTTTTTCGATATTTTTTCCAAAGTTTCATTATACAACTTGTGATTTTTAAATGTTTTGATGAGAGAACTCATCTCATTGAATTGCCAAATCTGTTTTTGAAATGTGATTCTATCAATATAATCAGCAAAACATATATTGTTCAATATTTGCACATAAAAAGGCACTGAAAACGATTTCTTCATTTTACCTAGCACATCAATAATATTTTCATGCCATAATAATCCAACTATGGTTCTATCCGTTTCATTCATAATGGACAAATGATCGTTGATGGAATAAGAGTGATTAATCAGTTTTTGTGTAATCATCTTGGTATCATCATTGAAAGATTTGGTTTGAAAAATATGTTGAAACAATGGATTTGTAGAGAGAATTTCTGGTTTATTTTTATAAATATTGTAAAAAAAATTCAATTTTCGTAAATCGTTTTGCACAAAATAAGATATATTCTGCTTGATCTCTTCATCATAATTGGGAATCAATTCTTGAACTATGTTTTGGATCTGTTGTTTGACGGGTGTTTTCAATTCTACTATATAACACACTTTCATCAATTCTTTGATTTTTTTGTCAATGTGATTGTTTCCAATACAAATGATTGGATTGTGTGTAATATCTTCCAATCTCTGTTTTTTGGTTTTTTTGGGTCGAATGATTTTAATCAATGCATTCAATCCACCCTTGTCACCATTATTCATTCCATCAATTTCATCCATCACTATAGCTATTTTTTTCACTTTTTTATGAAACATACTCATGACATTTTTATCCGACATATTATGAGTAGTAATATTATCAATAATAGATTTGTTCCTTATATCTCCTGCATCATAACGAACTATGTCATAATTCATTTCTCTCAATATTTTCATGACAAAGGTCGTTTTTCCTGTACCAGGTTCACCATACACATATATCCCTTTTTTATACAAAGGGTCTTTTATATTGATATTGAATTGCGTCAAAATGTCTTTCATTTTTGCCACTTCATTCTCTCGGTTCAATAAAGAATCAATATCAAGCTGACTTTCCAACAAACATTCATTTTTTTTGGAACGATCGCTCATCTTATATGTCTAATCACATTCTTTTTATGCAGATTTTTACCCAATCCATTTATTTTCAAATAATCAATTAATTTGTTTCTACATTTGGTTGATTCATGATCTGTGCAATAATCTAGCAGAAAATAAAGATAATTGCTGTGCATCAAATCCTTGTATATGTATTTTTTCATATTGAACCATTTATGGACATTTTCTCTCAAAAGTTCATGAAAAACAAAATCATTGTCTCTACGTATTGTATCACGAATCAAACTTTCATAATATTTGATGAAATAAGATTTTACTTGCGAATGATAAAGCAAATAATTTGTTTTGTTTAACCAGACTTTTACTATCACGGGTATATATTCTTGTATAATCGCTATTAGTTCACTAGGTAGAAGGAGTATTTTTTCTATATTGAAATCTTTTCTACGTTGTTTTATTTCAGCATTATAACGCTGTATAATTGCCTTTTTTTGTTCTTTTGTTGTTGTCATTGGATATGCCTTAGTATATCACATGACAATTATTTTATGTCTGTTTTATATAGTCTTTTTCTTTTTTTTGCATATATCGAGAGAGAATGACTATTGAGTTATTGGATTGGCAGATTTTACACATGGATTAGCAACACCATAAGTAATACCATCCCAGGTAAGACCACATGCAGTTGCCCAATTGTATTTCGCACATAATCCGTTTGAACCAATATAAGGGGCTACACTAAAATTCATTGGATTTTGTGTGCTACAAGTTCCCAAGTTCAATGCATTAGAACATTTGGCACCATTTCCAGAGAGATCGACCCAATAATCGGGACAATCACCTACAACAGGAGGCCAATTGGAACTGGATGAATTTTTCATGGAATATAATAAAACGGCGAAAAGAACAAGAAGAAGAATAAAAAGAATAACAGAGATTATAATCACTGAACCTTGAAAATTTGGCATACTATACTATATATATGTTGCATAAAAAATATATTTTTCTAACAGATATATAAATATATGAACAATCCGTGTATCAAAACAACAAATGGAAGAGTGGATGCAATGGGTCCTAAAATGGAAGATTTATTTCAAATGTATGACAGAATACCCGTCAGTCAATCCTTATCGTTTAGAGACCCATTAGAAGGAATATGGAACAATACTCCCTTGTCTGATCTCTTTTTCTCTGGAAAAAACATTGATATTATTCAAAATGGCCTACGTGTAGGTGTTTATAAACGTTCCAATGGACAATATATGATTTCCAATCAAGACGAAGATACTCTCAAAATTATTATGCGCAGTGTCTATTTACAAAATGCAAGAAATCTTCCTTTTAGTGTGGATGAGCAAGTTCGTCAATTGAATAAAATAGTATGGGATATTACCATTCCGCAAGTATATGGAGAAGCACAAGGTTACCAAAAATATTTGTATGATGCATCCAATATGTATACACCTATTGCGCCTCCCATATTGGCAAAAAACAACGACAAACAATTGATTTTGAAACCTTGGTTCTAACTTACTTACAAACTTACAAAAATCATCTTTTTGGTATACCTTTTTTATATTGGCTATACCAAACGAACATCATATATGCTCACATTCATACAAGAACCGACTACGCGCGCCAGCGGGCGAAGCCCGCTCTATGAAATTCCAAAAAATAGTCAATTCCCAAAAGTATTTTCGAAAATCTGATTTGGACATTTTAAAATGTCCATTTCTTGAATTCCCCAGAATAGTTTCCAAAAATCGTGTTTTGTGACTGAAAAATTTCTTATGCTTTGGTATTTTTTCACTTGTTTCTATTTTTGTGAGCATATTTTTTTTCACGGAAAACCAGTGAAAGAAATATCTTTAGGAGATATATGACGGAATCTTGCAAAAATCTCGCAAAAAATCGCATCCATTATGAATGTGAAAAATGTCACTTCATAACTGCTAATAAAACAGATTATCATAAACATTGCTTGACATCAAAACATAAAAAAATGCAAAAGTTGCAAAAAATTGCAATAAAAAACGCAAAATATACTTGTGATACTTGCGACTTTGTTACAGATAA